CCCGGAATGGTATGCGGAAACATAATAATATTTTTCCCTCTGTCATACATTGTCATCATCCTCCATGTATACATCACCTGCGTCAATGATGTCGTGGTCTCTATCCTCTTTTGCGATTAGTTCAGCGTCGGTCTCTGACAGTTTGCCCTCTTTGACCTGAACCTTTGGCTTTATACTAGACTCACGATGCACAGGTTCATCAGGAGTCTCTGTGCCCATCTTCGGGTTAAGATGTTTGAATCGTTCGTATAAAGCATCATCCACCTGTTTCTGTGCGACTCGTAGCATACCCAGTGCAGTCGCATCAACGATCTCGTCTGCAATCTCTTGGAAGTCTTTAGGTGCCTTGTGTTTCAGTTCGTACTTCATCCACACACGCAAGGTGACAGGATTGATTGTCCTCTGTCCGCAGTTCATACATGAGCAGGCACGGTAGCGTCTTTTGTCTTTATACCCAATACCATCCCATGCGGCCAGAGATTCGCATCGGCCACAGATAGGATAGTCCATGATGTCCATCGGGTTGTAGTTGGACATAACCAGACGGGTCATGAAGTCTCCGTTCTTAAATAGTTTCTCAGCAAATGCTGGGTACACATCTTCTATGAATTTATATACAGCAAAAGACCGGGCATCTGTCGTGTTAAACAGATTAGCCATGGCCTTATGTGCTTCTGATAGTTCTCTAGCCATTATCGTGTCCTCGTTAATCTAGGGTCTGCGCTTGGAATATCAGCCCTAGTTCCCTGAAGCGTTTCCTGCCCACCCATGAACTGTGCGTTCTGCATCGTCTGGCCAGTAGGTGCCTGATAAATCTCACCGTTCGACAGAGGATTAAGTGCATTGAGCGACTCCTGAGTAACCATGACGGCTTCTTCAGTTTCTTCGTCTGCTGTCTGAAGTTTGATCCCAAGCGTTTCTTCAAGCAACTGCCGTGCCTTGCGGATAGAGAGTACCGGAACCGGTTTCCCTTCTGCGTCGATGCCCTGCATCTGCATGAGTCCGAGGATGATGTTGTAGATATCGTTCTTGTTCTTCGGCATAGCCGTTCCAATATTGACACGAGTTGTGAAGTCAATGTTTGTCATGATCTCGCCGTTCTCATCTTCAGGAATCTCAAACTCAGGGATCGGGTTTCCTTCTCGCACCGCTTCTTTGATGGCGGCAGAACTAGGCGGAACAGCGGTAGGCAACTGACCCATGCGTGATGCGTCAACAAACTCAACTACATCATCGGCAAGGCTGGCCCAGAACGGCTTATCCCACTTAGCCATGCAAAGGTTAAGGCAATACCTGTCTACATCCTGCATGACCTGCTTAATGTCGTTTGTCTTATCACGGATGCCAACACTACCCTGAGTCATTTGAGTGACAACAGCCGTAGCCGTAGCAGACGGAGCCATCCTCTGTCCTGTCATAATGTCTGAGAACCTAGTTGATCTTTGGGCTTCACGCAATAAGAACTCAATCATCGTAGGGATAACTGAGTTTACGCCGCCGGCCTGTGCGATCTTCAGGTACTGCTGAGGGTTCGGCATGATAACAGGCTTGGACGGATCACTATTCATCTGGTTCGGATTGAAATTAGCACGAGGGTCGATGACCCATTTAGATTGAGCCTGATACCGACACGCCAGTTCGAGTTCATCTGTCAGAGAATTGACACATTCTTGCATCGGTTTCAGGATTTTACCATCTCCATAGCCGTAGAAATTACCTTGAAGCGGCATCATCCGGGCAAAGAAGAAGGGATATTCGTTATCTACATTGTCAAAATAGGGTTTACTGGGGTCAGACTCACGGAGAATCAGGCCATTGGTGTCCATTTCTATCAACTGAAGGTTGCCTTGGTCGTTATTCCGTGTCCAAATATGCAGAAGCATAAACGAATTAGAGTCTGAGTAGGTATGCTCTGCGTCATCGCCGTCATGCCTGCTAGTTCCCGTGGCTAAAGCGTCAGCATAATCGTCTCCATACTCTTTTCTAGCCCAGCCAATAGACATAAATCCAATTTCACGGATTATCCATTCTGCATATTGTAAATCTTTGTAGTCTTTGATCTTTCCATCTACCAGAACAGACGCAAGCGGTGGCGTAATCAGCCTAGGAAATGATCTGGGCTTATTTTTTGACTTGCCAAACCCGTCTTCCCACTCAATCGTCATCCATGCGTTGCCAAGATTATCATAATACCGACCAAAATCCTTGAACTGCTGGTGAGAACGGTTCCTCGCACGGATATATTCCGATGCCGCATCAAGTTTAGCCATATAATTGCGGTGAGCAGGGTTATCTGTGATGTGTTTGTACTCAATATCCGCTTCGATCATGGCCGCGATTTGGCCTTCAACGGTTGGTGTCAGCAAAGGAATGAAGTTACACGGAGCCGCAGGGTCTTTCTTTGGCTCTCGTCTGCACTCATACATACCTTGGAGTTCATCCCATTCGTCCGCAATCGCATCTACTTCATTACGTCTGGATAAATATTCACTGAGGTAGTATTCAGACCGTAAAATCTGATCCTCGGTCATCAGTGAATAAAAATCAGGCGTTGAATCCTGCTGTTCTAGGTTCTGTTCATAAATCTGGACTTCCATCTAGTTAATCCTCCACATCCGGTGCAAGTTCATCGACTGGCAAATCTTCCATCTCTCTGCGCTTAGTATACACCTCGTAGGAATATAGTCCATCTGCGCCTTTGAATGAGTCTCCACGGTCATCTTCCTCTAAACGCTTCACCCGACCAAACAAGGTCTCAAGCAACAAACGGGTCTCGTCATTCTTCCGTGATGCGTCAATCAGTCGTGATTCAATCCGTGATAGCCTGTTTACCAAAATATACACAAGACTGAATAAAACTGCAAATGTGATGAATAACGTGAATAAAATAAGCAACTGTTCAAATGTCATAAAGCATACCCCCAACAAATACCGGCTCTTCTTTCATGCCGATATACCCACTGCTCTTCTTAAACTTCTGCATCTGTTCGTATGTTATGCGGCCTTCGTCATAGGCCATCTCCAATTCTGCTTGAAGCCAAACCCCTTTAATCGGCTTGGTCTCAGGGATACTGTCCATCACCTGCTGTTCAGCGGCCTGCAACAGGATGGCAAATGACATGACAAGGTCATCATGTGAGCCTTCAGCCGCCGCCCAGAATATACCCTTCGTCTTTCTAGTCTGCCGTGTAAACGTGAGCATCTCATTCAAGGTATCAATATCGTTGATTAAGTCAATGTTTATACTGACCCACTCTACAAGTTCTGATAATATAAACTGACGATTAGCACTCGTAGTCATAAACCCGATCTTAGACGGCGGAATACCACCAATGTCTTCAGGCTTCTTATCCCTCATGTAGAAATTAGTATAGCCCCACTCCTGAAACTTCTTCACAGGGTAGGAGTCAAAGTTGACCTCAAACGCGACTAGCGCATTATTATAATACCGGCACAGACCAAACAACTGGATAGTACATTCATCGGGGTTGGCATCAGACCGATACCTAGCAACCTGCTCACCCGTCCGGTTGTCTCTAACATGAGCCGCAAATCTATCAGAGCCTTCACCTGCCGTGTCAATCGCAACCACATAGGGTACACGGGCTTCCGGCTCCTTAAACACTAAAGTATCTCCACCGGGGAAATCAAAGTCTCGGAAACTATCAGGAACCGGCTGGCCACTATCATCCGTCTCATAGGCAAACCCTATCTCCCTAGGCGGATTATCCTCATAGCGTTTCATTAACTTCATCAATCTATTGTGAATCTTATTAGAATCAAAGACAGTCTTACCTGTCATACCCCACTCGCCAAGGGCATAGACCATATACGAGTACGGGTCGGTTAAACGGTAACGCTCCAACTTCTCAATATATTCTCTCTCAAGGAATTTATTATGCTTATACGTGGTTTTCAATATAAGAATATCAGTACCACGCATCTCTTCTTCCATCCACTTCTTAATCCAGTGCGTGACATAGATCGGGTTAAAGGAAATAAAAATGCGGCCTTTCATACCCTTCGGTCGAACACGACGATCCAACTCACGGATAACAGCCACATCATTCTCTTCAGTCGCTTCTTCATACCACAGATCGCTTAAGTCCCCACCAACACCAGTCTCAGGATCAACATTATCAAAAGTAACACTCTTTATATTCTCAACGTCATCCATACCGCCAATGACAATCTTATTCCCGTTAATCCT